GCGCTTTTTTTTCGCCCCCAGCGGGGCAGGGGAGGGACGGATGGCTAGCAAGCGAGCGCCGGGCAACAAGAAGACGCTTGAGGAGCACATCCGTGACGGGACCTTCAGGCCTGAACGTCACAGGGAACTTCTAGCAGATCGGGACGCCACCGTTGAGCAATGGCGGGCAAAGAGCGTGCGCCAGGGCGGGCCTCTGAAGCCGGCCGAGCACTTCGCGCTCTTCTCGGAGACCTTCATCAAGCACACGATCGGCCGCTGGCACGGGCAACCGTTCCGGCTGGAGCCTTGGCAGCGCGAGATCGTGGACGAGCTGCTCGCCGTCGATGAGAACGGCAACCGCGTCATCCGTCAGGCGCTCATCGGGCTGCCGCGCAAGAACGGCAAGAGCTCGCTGCTCTCGGCGCTTGCCCTGTGGGCCTCGTCGGTCGAAGGCGAGAACGCGCCCGACGTCATTGTCTCGGCCGGGTCCCGCGAGCAGGCCGCCGTCGTCTTCGACCAGGCTCGAGCGTTCGCCGAGTCTGACCCGCTGCTGGACCTGTGGTTTGACGCTCAGCGCTTTGTCATCAAGTGCGACGAGAGCAACGGCGTAATCCGCCGCATCGCCGCTGACGGCAAGCTCCAGCACGGCCTCAACCCTTCAACGATCGTCGCCGACGAGCTGCACTCGTGGATGACGCCGCGCCAGGAAGAGCTTTGGGCGGCAATGCAGACCGCGACAGGGGCCCGCGAGCAGCCGCTCACCTGCTCAATCACGACTGCCGGCTATGACAGAGACACCGTCCTCGGGCGCCTGTTCAAGCAAGCCATTGACCTGCCCTCGCTTGAGGTGCGCAACGACGGCTCGCTGCTTGTCGCCAAGGACACAGACTCTGGCTTCCTGTTCTGGTGGTATCAGGTGCCCGACGGCACCGACATTGAGGACGAGGATGCTTGGATGCGGGCCAACCCGGCCTCGTGGGTTACGCCGGAGACGCTTCGCCAGCAGCTTGAGAGCCCTTCGCTAGACGAGCAGACCTTCCGGCGCCTTCACCTCAACGCCTGGACGGCTACGCGCAACGCCTGGCTGAAGCCGGGCCTGTGGGAGGAGATGGAAGACCCGGAGCTGGTGCTCGAGCCGGGCACGCCGGTCTACGTCGGCATCGACGTCGGCCTTGTCCACGACAGCACCGCCGTCACTTGCGCGTGGGTTGTCGACGGCAGGGTGGCGGTCAAGACTCACGTTTGGAGCGCGGTCACCGACGTGCCGGCTCACGAGTACGCCTCTGGCGGGCGCATTGACCTTTCGCAGGTTGAGGACTACGTCAGGCACCTGGCCGAGCGCTACGACCTGCGCGAGCTTGTCTTTGACCCGCGCTTCTTTGAGCGCTCAGCGCAGACGCTGGCCGGTGAAGGGCTGACCGTCGCGCCGATGCATCAGTCCTCGGCAGCGATGGCCGACGCCTATCAGGAGTGGTACGCCAGCGCGCAGGAGCGCCGCATCGTCCATGACGGCGACCCGGTGCTGGCCGCTCACGTCGAAGCGACCTCGGCAAAGAAGACAGACAGGGGATGGAAGGTGCAAAAGGCTTCGCAGGACAAGCGCATCGACGCCTGCGTGGCGTCCGTCATGGCTCATTGGCGCGCTTGGCGCTCGGTCTCTGAGCAGTCCGACCAAGGCTTCGTGCTAATCGGATGATGATTCTGGTCCTTGGCGCTGGAGGCCCGGCCGGCGTCAACTTCACAAAGGCTGCATACGAGTGCGGGCACGAGACGGTCGCCTGCGACGTGGACCCGTTCATGCTGCAGCTCGCCAGGGGAAGGCACCGCGAGCTGGTCCGGCGTGAGCGCACCGCCACCGAGATCAACCAGCTGATCCACAAGTACGACGTCGCCTTCGTCCACGCTCAGCCTGACGCTGAGGTCAAGTGGCTTTCGGCCAACGCTCACCTGCTCAACGCGCCAACGCTTCTGCCGAACAGGGCGGCCCTATTCGTTTGCGGCGATAAGTACCGCACCGCCAACGCCGTCGGCCCCGATGCGCCGGCCACGCTACCGCTCACCAACGAAAACGAGCTCGAGCGGGCCATCGAGGACCTCGGCGGCGACTGCTGGATGCGCCTTCGCACAGGTGCTGGCTCTTCAGGTGCTCTGCCGGTCTCAGACGTTGAGATCGCTCGCGCCTGGATGCGTCATCACCGGCAGTTCGGCATAGCCGACGATGAATGGATGCTGGCCGAGCGCCTGCCGGGCAGGGACCTCTCATGGACGGGAGTGTTCAAGGAAGGCGAGCTCATTGCCTACGGCATGAAAGAGCGCCTGCGCCTTCTCGGTGCCGACCGTTCACCGGCCCGCATCGCCTCCACCGCCACGCTTCAAGTCACCATCGACCGCAAGGACCTGCACGACCTCGCCCTACGGGTCACAGGAGCGCTGCAGGGCGTCCCTAACGGCGTCTTCATGCTCGACGCAAGGGAAGACACAGCCGGGATTCCAAAGGTCACAGAAGTAAACTGTGGCCGCTTCGGTACGACGTCGCTGCATTGGCATCACGCCGGCTGCAGCCTTGTCGGCGCCTACATTCACGCCGGGCTCGGCCGCGAGCAAGAGCTCGGGCAAAAGTGCAAGCCCGAGGTGGCCTGGGTGCGCGAGATGGACGCCGGAGCCATGAAGGTGACGCTGTGAAGGTTGTCGGGCTGTGCTCGTTCTATGACGAGTCACCGACCTGGCTTGCCGCGCACCCGGCCGCCTGCGCTCGCCTTGTGGACCACATGGTTTATCTCGATGGTGCCTACTTCTTGTACGACCATCAGGGACGCTCCAGCGGCGTAGAGGCTCACGATGCGATCGCCACCGGCTGCGAGGCAGCGGGCATCGGCCACACGCTCTTTGTCCCTGACACGCCTTGGATGGGTAACGAGGTTGAGAAACGCTCGTTCATGTTCCAGCTCGCCGAGCAGATGACTACCGAAGAGGACTGGTACGTCGTCATCGACGCCGACACCTTCCTGATTGACGGCGACTGCGCCCGCGCCCGCGCTCAGATGGAGAGCGGCGAGTACGAGGCCTACGACGTTCACCTGGTCGAGCGCTGGGACTGGAACACGGGCCAGGACGGCTCCTCAATCGTTCCGACAACCAACGCTGGCGCCCCGAACAAGTCCAGCAGCCCGCTGACGTGCGTGTTCAAGGCGCTGCGCGGCCTGCGCGTCTTCGGCGCTCACTACCTCTTCGCCGTGCAGGACCCTGACTGGAAATGGGGCCTGAAGGCGCTGTGGGGCCCGTCGACCGAGTACGACGTCGTGCCGCACGGCCAGCTCAACCTTGACTTTGAGCACCGCAACAAGCTGCGCACCTTTGACCGCGCTCAGGCCGCCCGCGACTACTACCGCGTGCGCGACGACGCCAAGGTCGAGCGCACGACCCGCAACTTCATCGAAACCGTAGACGGCGACATCGCCGAGCTCTAGGAGATACCTCTTGCCCGTATGGCTTATGAAGCTGACGTGGAAGGTGCGCGGCAAGCGCGCCGCCCGTCTGCACCTCACAGACGGCCCTAGCGTCGAAGGCATCCTCGCCGGCCGGTGGGGAGGCCACTACATCATGCTCACGCCCTCCATCGTGGAGGAGGAGAGCGTCGAGGCCACCGGACACTTTGAGGTGCCGGCCGAGCGCGTCATCTTCGTGCAGGTGCTCTCGTGAGGGTCGCAACCGTCGGCGGCGACGTGAACCTGCGCGCCCGTGCGTTCGGTACAGCCGGGACCAGCTTCCCGATGCCTACCGACAACGCGCTAACCACGAACACGCCGAGCTCGTCGGTCTCGGTGCCCGCTGTCATGGCGTCCATTCGCCTTATCAGCGACTCCATCAGCGCAATGCCGTGCAAGGTCTACCGCAAGACCGAGGACGGCACGCCCGAGGTCGACTACAACGCGCCGCAGTTCGACCTGCTGCACCGCGCCCCGAACGCCTCGCAGAGCCCGTTTGAGTTCTGGCAGGACGTCACCTGCTCCATCGAAGCCTTCGGCAACGCCTACATCCTCAAGACGCAGTCCAGGGGAGCGGTCCGAGAGCTGCGCGTCATTCGCGCCGACCGCGTCCGCGTGCTCAACGAGGACAGCTACGAGCCGACCTACGAGATCCGCGACGGCGACGACGTTGCCGAGCTGACCAGCAAAGAGGTCCTGCACATTCGC